TTATCCTGACCAGTAAATTTCTGAGAAATATCATCATAAAGGTAGTTCTCAGAGTATGTTTCGGATGTAGATCCCTTCACTCCAGATCTAATAAAGACTCTTGCATTAAATGATGAGGAAGTCGTTATACCAATCCAATCTCTTTCAGAAGGAGGATTTGATGTTGTTCCAATTGGATTTAAACCGTTGGGAGCTTCAGCAAAATTGATATAATTATCAGTAATATTGTAATTACCCCTAATCTTAGTTACTAATTCACCTGTAGAGTGGCCAACTATATTACTTCCCAACCATCCACGTTGGACTCTTAGTGCATTCGTACTCCCAATACCAACACCAAGAATTTTCATAATTTCTCCAGTGTCAGCAGCACCGACACGAACGTAATCTGCACCAAAGAATGAAGTAAGTCCAACAAATTTGACAATATCTGTGCTTGGAATCACAATGTCCGCCAAAGATGTAGTAACAGAAGTTCCTGCTACAGGTGATTGTATGACATTATCGATTGAAACAAGAATTTTTTGATTTTGATTCTTTGATGTAAAACTATGAGAAGTACCAACACCAACACTAGTAAAATTGAGATTAACTGCAATCTCTTTAAGAGCCTCTTCTGCGGATCTTGCTAATTTAATTTTATTATCACCTTCCTTAATTACAAAGACTGATGATGGTAAGAATGTGGTAGACCCAACACCAACAAAAGTAGTTCTTGCAATACCGAGTGCATTAGTTGCAATTCCCGTAGACGGAGCATATACCAATTCTTCACCAGTTACGAAGAAGTGATTTGGAATAGTAATAGTGTCATTTGTGAGATTGACTATTTGATTTGAAGATCCATCAGCAACTCTTCTGAATACATCTAAAGTTTTATACTGTAAATTAAATTGCCTCTTAATACTATTAAGTGTTCCAGTATATACTGATCCGGAATTTTCAATAGATGCATTTCCAAATTCAATCTCACTTTCTCCACCAACTACTCTTCCTCCACTAGGACTAGGGAATGGATTGTCATTAATTTCAGGCCTCATGGCATTCATATAAGTTTTAACTTCAATATTGGCACCAGCATCTGGAGTAAATGTTACTTCAGTATAATTTGAACCATCATTAGATCTTCTTGCATTGATTGTTCCAAGTCCTACAAAAGCACCAGAACCCACCTGAGTATTTCCGTATTCGACAATGCTAACATTTTCTGGAGCTTCATCATTATAATCGTCAATAACTACTACTTCGGAGATTTCATATCTACCATTAGTTGTATCAGAAACTTGAATAAAGCAGTATGCAGCATCATATGCATCATTATAACTTGCAATACCAACAGCAACGGGCATAGTAGTTGATGCTATAGAAGTAGATTTTGCTTCTATTGAAGTATATGAAAGTTCATATGTACCAATTCCAGTATACCCCTCAGAACTTAATCCAACAGTTAAAGTATTGACATATGCTGTAGTTAAACCTGCTATTGGCGTATATTTTACCAATACATCATTTCCACTAATCGATGCTCCAAATTCTCCTATATTCGATCCAGTTGAAGCTGCATCAAGAGAATGTATCGATAATTGACCATATTCCATCAGTTGAACATTTGTTCCATCATGAACTACAGTTAGTTCATCGTATTCGACGCTTCCATCGCTACCTTCAACACTAACAAGAACTTTGGCGGACCTTGTTCCAGATACAGTAGTTCCAATTCCAGCAAGAGTTACGATTGTTGTCTCTGCACCTCCAGCCATTTTAACTGCAGATGATGCAATACTAACCAAACCACCGGTAAATCCTGTCGATTCTCCAATAGATGTACTTCCAACTGAAACTTCACTGGTACTTACACCTAAAATATTTGTATCAATATTATATGAAAATATTCTTACATTATAATTGTTAATCTCAAACTTATTTGGATAAAATCTAAGAGAAGATTCTGTTCCTTCAATAACAAAATCAAATGATCCCAAATCAAGAACTGTATTACAAGCTCCATATTGGTTCATCATAGAAAATCCACGGCCGCTGTCATGAACAGCGTCAATTATCATTATTTCTCTTTCACCAGTAAATAATCTATCTTGAATGTATGCAATTATTTTTTGAGATCTTCCATCAATTAGTCTGTTTCTGTAAATTTCTTCAAAAGGAGTTGACCTGGCATTATTATTAAATTCGCTACTAACATCATCTATTGCCAATACTCTGTTTCCAATAGATTCTGCAAAATCTTGTAAGATACGAGTGCTGAAATTAATTTCATCGGAATAATTTCTAACACTACCATTTAAAAAGTTTTCAGAAACTAAATCAAAGTTACTAACACAATTTAAACTACTTACACTTTGTAAAGTATAAATCAGGGAAACATCTTGATCTACAACTGGTCTTAATGTATTTGCATTAGATGATAATAATAAAGATTCAATTTCAAGATTTCCAAATTTTCTAAATCCGGCAACATGATTTAATTTTGATACGGTATTTTCCCAAAGATCAAATGGGATTTTTGATTTAATTGCATAAGAAAAACTTTGATAATATTCATTATCATGAATTCTCTGAGACTCATTGTTTAAAAATCCCTTATCATATTCCCAACCATCATTAACTATAGAAAAATAATTTAAATTATACTTAGTTTCAAAAGAAATTTTTTCTTTAACAAGACCTTTTCTTCCTGTTTGATTTGATTTTACAATATCACCAATATTAAATTCATCGGAACTTTCAATAACTAAGTATTTGTTGATAGCATCCCATTCAAATACATCTCCAATTTGGTCTCCATTAGAAACTTGCTCTCCTGCTTGGAAAATATTTGGTTTGAGTGTTGAGTCGAACTGTGGGAAATCTCTTTCTCTTACTAACACTGCAGATGAATTTATAGAATCAAATGTTCCAGGGGTTTGTCCATTAGAAACATATCCATTCACACTATAAGTAACAACACCAACCGAACTTAAGTTTTGAAAAACTTCAGTAACTTCAAATCTAGCATAATCATAATTTTCGGAATTGAATCCAAGACCTGTAGATCCAACTCCAACACTTACATTTTCAACCAAAACTTTATCACCAACTTCAAGTGGGAAAGTATCATTGGTGCTAAAAGCATCTTTAAGAGTTACTGTTACTTCTTTAGACGATGAATCATAGGAAAAATTAGAAGCTCTTATTCCATTTGGATTTCCAACTGGAATAATAGATGGTTGGGTATTTGAGAGGTTATTTGTATTTTCTAAAATATCTACACTGACTTTTCCTAAAGTATACCTCAATTTTATATCAGATATGGTTTTTTTAGTTCTACCATCAATAACAACTAAACTAGGTGCAGTGTTATATCCCCTTCCTAAAGAAGTAACTCCAATAGATTCAAACCCGGTTAGAGGTTCAATTTTTAATATTTGAGGAAGTTTAGTAGTTGGCCTTAGTGTAAAGTCTGCTGGATAATCAAATCCAATATTATCAATTGAAATTTTCTGAACTTTTCCAATACTCTTACTTTCAGGTTCTAATATAGCTCCGTTGCCGACAGAAGATTGTATCGTTGAAATACCTGGGATACTTTCATAAGAACGACCTTTATCAGTAATTCTGACTTGATTTATAGATCCATAGGCACTAATTGAATTAGTGGTATAGGATAATTTTGAACTATCTGAAGTATATGAAGATGATTCTGGAAAAGAACTTAAGTCATATCTAAAAGTATTATTAGAAGTAGAAATTATTCTATGATTACCATTATAATTACTATCTTCAATTAGTAATTCATTATTTGAATTTAAATTAGTATCAACTACTATTCCTTTATTGATCGGTAAATTAGCAAGATCATTAATAGCAGTCAATTTATAATAAAGAACTCGTGGAGTATCTTTCTTAACTCTAAGAGTAACTTTTGCGTCTGTGGTTACTCCAATAGTACCTTTTTTAGATACGTCAAATGATCCATCATCATTGATAACACCTGCACCAAAATATTCTTTAGTGAAATTTTTATCAATATAAAATTTCATATCAAATGCAGGGAAAGATGTTGCATTTTGAGTATATGATAATGTTGAGTCAGATAAATTAAAGTTGACAACAGAATCTTTATATAATTTTATAGATGGATTGACTGGGAAGATCTCTCCATTAGATGCTGAAGTAATTCCAACAAAATTCGGTAAAGACTGTGTTGTTTGGAACTCATTATCTGTTAATCTTATATTATTTCTATCAATAACATAAACAAAATATTCAACATTTGTCCCCAAACCTCTTGCTGGGTTGTCTGAAATATGAATTACTTTTTGACCAGTTACCAATCCATGATTGGTAAGATTTATAGAATTTTCAAATCCTGTTTGACTGGTTGAGGTTGTTATGCCGCCAGAAGTAAAGGCTAAACCAGTTATTATAGATTTTCTATTTGCTTTATTGTAATAAAAATCTAAATTAGTTGTATTTGATGGATTTACATTTATTGAAACAAGATCTTCATTAGATAATCCATGAGATGATGCCGTAGATACCGTTACAGTATTCTTTTCAACCTTTCCTTTTACTACAGGATGCGTCGTTTTAAAACTATGATAAACTCCAGTTCCTATTCCAAGAAAATATACCAAACCTTGATGAGAAGTAGTATCTGCGATTCCAGCGAGAGTTCCTGTAGATCCAATACCAATTTTTACTGTCGAAAGTCCAATAAAGTCTACACCCAATTTTGCGACAAATAGTGAAGAGTGTTGATTTAATAAAGTCGTATCTGGATCAGTCGCTCCATTACCAACTATAGAGTTTGTGGCAATTCCAATAGAGTCTCCAGTATTTGGTTGATAGGTTACTACATCTCCTGTATTAAGTTGATGATTAGGTAAGAAAATTGATCTAGTTTCAACAAAAATTTGAGTTTTTCCTGATCCTGGATTAGAAATTGCTAAAGTTGTTCCTATACCAACTCCAACAGATCCACTCTGAGCTAAACCAACAGATTCTGAAGGATTGAAATATATTTCTCTATTAATTTTATTTGAATAATTGGTATTGATTCCAACATCAAAGAATATTTTTCTTGGCAATTCTTCTAAAGTAGTAGTTGTAGTATGAGATGTTCCAACAGTAGAATTTTCTTGCCTTAATACTCTGATTCTAGAAGAAAATATATCAACATTTAGAACCTTAACATTTTCATTTCCTAATTTAAAGATATCGTTTTCAGTTACTCCCAAATTTCCTACAACAGAAAAATAGGTCACAATTCCAGTAGCACCAATATTATCAACATCTTTTCTTAATGCTAAAAATGATGTATTGATTCCAATAGAGACTGAAGTTTCTAATTCTGATGTTGTTGTAGTTAATCCTGTTATTTGAACAATGTCTCCATTAATAAAATTATGCGAAGATGTACTTACTCCAACAAATTTTCCAGAACCTGTCAAATAAAACTCTACATTATCTAAATTCGTTGTTACGGCGCTTATTGTAGAAATTCCAGAACCAAAAACTCTAGTAACCGATGCAGAAGGCACAAACGAATTGTTTGGTTGTTTTTCAAAAATAATTTTATCGTCAACCTTATAACTTTGGCCACCTGTCAATATTCCTATTGAGTCAACTTGCCCTTTTTTAACATTTACTATTGTTGCTTCTTGATCAACTTTTCTATATGATTGATTTGCATAATCATATCCACTATATTTTTTCCCTAAAGAATATGGATAAACATTACGAACCCAACTAGTTTTATTTAAATCTAAATCTGTTTGATTTGATATCGATTTGAAATTAAATTCGTTTGGTTTTGAATAAAACTTATTACCTATCAAGTATGGAAACTTCGGTTTCTTAAATGATTTAAAAACTCCATCGCTTGACGAAATTTCATCAAGAGATGCAAAATATGCATAGGTTCCATTGGGGTATTCTGGAGTGACACAGAATCTTCCATTATTTTCGTCAAGGAAAGACTCATCTACATTATCTAACCACAAAAAATCCTCAACAAAAAATTCTTGAGGAAACTCACTAACTGGAGGTCTATTTGTTTTTAAATTTAAAGTATATCCAGATTTTAATTGAGTTATAGTTCCACCAGATTTTGTAGAGTATCCATATGGACCATAAATTGGATGGCCATCATAAGACCAACCTATTATTGGAGAATGTGCATCTGAATTTGCTTCTGCCCCATTAACTAATTCTAAATCCTTACTTCCATATAGAATAGTTCCATCTGAAGATGTAGAATATAAAGTTTTTCTTAAATTTCTAGGTGCATATACATAAGAGCATTGCAATTCATTAGACTTTTTAATCGAGTTGGAAATTATAACATCATCTGACGTTATATTCACCAGATTTTTTCTAAATTCATTAACTGTCCAAGTTTGAATATTTGGCTTTAAAAGGGCAGATTTTCCAGATTTTATTACTTCTATTGATGTTGTCGATGATCCATATCCAGCTCCTGAATTAACTATTGTTGCTGCAATAATATTACCTGATGTATTTAATTTAGTTACAATTTGCGCCCCTGTTCCAATCCCGAGAATATTTACTTTTGGTGGAGAGTTATAATCAGTTCCAGCAGCACTAACAATAACATCAGATATTCTTCCATTGATTATGACTGGTGATATTTCTGCACCTCTTCCACTGTTTAAATCAATTTGTGGAGGTCTTTCATAATTGAGAATATTAGTAGCACCGTACCCAACACCATTATTTTCTAAGAAGATTGATTCAATCCTCCCCCTAAAAATTGGTTGAACAACAGCATCAAAAGTTTTACCTTCAATAGAGTTTATTCCAACTATTCCAGACACTGTTACTGAGATATCCTTATAGTTAAATTCATGAGTTCCAGATCCAATAGAATCTAAATTTTGATATTGTTTTGTTTTATAATAAAAATCTGTTTGAGTTGTCCCGACTCCAACAGAGGATAGTTTAAATTGATCATCATTCAATACTGTTACATAATATTCTGAAGAGTCTGTTAGACTACCTATTGAAGTTCCATCCGTAGTATATTTTAAAATTTCTCCACTATCATATCCATGATTTTTAATATTGATTAGATTTAGTGATGTACTTACTCCAGCTGCTGCACAGGAAGTTTTTTTATTTTTATAACCAATACCACTGTTTGTTACTACGATTGATTTTAAAATAGATTTTCCATCAAAAGAATTGATAGATTGAATACCTTCACCAAAGTCAGTGAAAGAAATAGTCCCTACACCAACGGAGGCATCTGATAAATTTTTATGAAGAGTTATTGTGTAATTATCTTTGACATTAACATAGTAAGTAGCATCACTTGAGAGACCTACTAAGGCTTTCTTACCAAAAGTTTTATATACTACTCTTTCACCATTTCTAAATTTATGAGATGTTGTAAATCCAATTGTTGAAGTATCAATTCCAACACCTGCAGAACCAATTCCTGTAGCATCAAATGAAACTTTGTGAGGAATAGTTACTAATTTAGCTTCTGCTGTTGCCTGACTTCCAGATCCGCCATCAATTTTAACTATTGGAGTCTCAAGATAATCAAATCCAGAATCAAGAATACGAATTTCTTTAAGATTTCCCTCAACAGAACAAAATCCTGTTGCAGCAGATCCAACAGAATCAGATATTCCTAAAATTGGAGGATTTATTACATCATAATCCTCACCATCGTTTATAACATCAATTGATGATATTTCTCCATGATAACAAAGGTCTCTTGATTTATAATTTGAAATTTCAACTCCATTGATCAGAATACCAGTATATCCGGCCTTGGTATCATACGAATGGCCATCATTAAGTGGACTCTTTATTTCTCTGAGTATTTTTTGAGGCTTAATTTTCTTATCATAAACACTTAATTTTTGAATATTATTACTAGTGATAGTAACCGTATCAGAAGATCCCTCTACTTTAACAAAAATTTCGTTGAAAATATTAGACTTACTTCTTGCTAGTTTTATTCTATTTTCATCTATTCTTTTAACAAAGTAAATCCTTTCTTCAAATAAGGAGCTGACAATATAAGATTGCGTAATTTCATATGTAGATCCATCTCCATTTGCAACTGTTGTTTTGATTGATTTTTTTTCAGGAGTATAATATACAGAATCTCCAGTATAAAAATTGTGGTCTACACCAGAAATTATTTTTAACTCTTCGCTACCAACTTCAAAAGTTCCGCTAATGTCAAACTTCTGGAGTTTTGGGTCTAACTTTGTATCTGGTACTGACGGTAGGGATGAAGAAGCTACAAGAACTTTTGATGATTTTGGATCATCCTTTATCGTTTTATGTGGATATTGTGTATGTTTTGATCCAACCATACGAACACCCGTTTCTGGATGTTCATGGTATGGGCCATAATATGGTTTTCCATCAACCAGACCAATGTCTGGTTTTAAATAAACATTTTGTACGTTTGCAGTAAATGAATTTAAATCTGGATGTAAATTAGAATCAATTTTTGTTATGTTTCTAGTTACTTTTGAGATAAGAGTTGCATTTGAAATTCCAGTTCCTCTAAAGATACATTCGGTATCACTATAAACATCAGTTACCACAAATGAATTTGGTAAAGTTAAATTATTTTTATCGGTTAAAGTTAAAAAATCGCCTATTTTTAAAATATTAGAATCTTTTGTTTCTAATCTATACGTACTATTAACTGCGTCAACTAGTTTTAGTTTAGAAACTTCATAATACTGTGCCGTATTAAAAATCCAATTATTCTCAATAATAGAAGTTCCAGTTTTTCCTAAAGATTTTATCTTTGTTTTTGATCCTTTTCTTTGATAATATGTTTCATTGGGAATATCGATATCACTAAGAACTGATCTAATTTTTAATCTAACATCATTATTGGACGAATCCCCTACATATGCATAAGTATTAAGGTCGATTGCGGTTTTGTCATTGACTGAAGTCGTTATTCCACCAGAAAACTCCGGTTCAATAATAGGTATATCTAAAAATTGATTAATAGTTTTATCAAAATATACACAGGTGCCAGATGTTCCATTCGCATGTTGAAAACTTAATGTTCCTTGGGGTGGAAATCCTATAGTACTGTCAACGTCTAAGAAAGATTGTCCTACTCCAACAGGCCCCACAATATAAGTTTTTGGGTGTGTTGAAAAATTTCCATATATTAATTCTGATGATCCGTCTTGTTGTATAAAAGACCCATCGATAGCAACTTTATAATACTTATCAGTAGAAATTCCAGAATATATTTTCTCTACACTTGATATTGGTGCATATGCTTTTTCAATTGATTCGTATTGGTCTTGAAAAAGAGTTCTATTTAATAAGTCTTCAGGATCTCCTTCTATAACTTCAACAATTAAATTTCTATTTACTCTATAGTTGGCATCTGATGGAGTTACTACAGAATCGATTGGCCTAACAATTTCTGCAGGTAGGCCGTATAATGCATTAAAAAGAATATTGAAAGACTCATCAGTTCCTCTTGATGAATAAAAACTTTTCGAATTCTTAATAAAATTTCTTTCATTTAATTCTTCAAATAGATTAACATCATTTAATCCATTTAAAAGTTGATTTTTTGTTTTCCTTAAGAATTCTGCAAAGAAGATATCTGATAAATTATCAACCTGAGAGTATGCATAATGAAACTCTGCTTCTGTCGATGAAAAAACTAAATCTTCCGAATCATTTAAATTATCGAAAGAACTAACTCCAGAGAATCCCCTAACACAAGCATTAAAAGTAATATCTGATTTATAACGATAAAATATAATTTCATCGTTGATTCTAATTAATCCATCAGTGTCCGGAAACCCATCAGTGCTTCTAACATAAATGTCATCACTTCTATATTCATCTAAATCATATGTTGTAAGTGTAAAATCAGTTTGTTTTTCGTTTAATGTTCTTTTTAAATATGAATCAATATTTTGGAGTAAATCAAGAGTTCCTCCATCAAATTCTTGGGAGCGATAATATCTTGATAAAAACTGACTAATCAGAGGAAACTCTTCCCTTACATAAGAAGGTAATTGACTCTCAATGATGTAACTGATCTTGACTCTGTTTTCTGACATTTGTTTTTATCTTACAATACTTCCTGCATTATAGCTGGAACTTACGGTATAATTTGATCCCGAAGGATCTGATCCTGAAGAAATTTGATCAACAATGGGTTCAACTAATGTCCTATCTAGTTGTAAATAAAGGTCTTGTAAACCTATAACGTCATTAGATAGTGGACATGCTGATATTTCTAAAACTTGTTGACTGTCTTTGGTTTTTCCTGCTATTATGTTAAGAGGATTTAAAGTTATCCTACCTTTTTCATAATCTACTAGGCCAACACCCTTTCTTCTTACAACTGGGGTTGTAGAATCTAAAGTTGGTAAAGAAATTAAATTAATAACTCCAGTTTTTTTATCAGTGTTGGGGACATCAGTAAGGTACACATCATCACTAGTATCTATCAACCTAAATGCAGAGGACTTTATATTATATCCATTCATAGATTTAACATAGAATGAATTTCCAAAATCAATAGCATATTCGGCAAATGTATTAAGTGCTAACCTCAAATCTCTTCTAATTTGAAGAGTTGTTATATTAGAAGTTATTGATACATGACTCTGATCTATAAGTCTTAAAAATTGACTATATTTGAATCTTGCACCATATCTATTTAATTCACTTGAATTTGCATACTTTGTAATGTTTTCTTGTACTTTTGATGATACAGCAGATGAATTTGGTGATAAATTTGAGTTATAATACACTTTACTTTCAGATTCAATATAAAGATATTTTAAATCTAAAATTTCAGGTATAATTCCTGCAACAGCATATTTTTTAAGACTTCTTTTTATATTTTCTTTAATTGCATTTGGAATGAAATCTCCATTTCTAGGTTTTATACTAATAAAAACTTTTCCATATTGTGGTGGTACTAAATCTTCCCCACCATACACAGAAATTGACTCAGTTTCTGGGTAAATTTTATTTGGAATTAATATTTCATAATCATTTGATGTCAATGCTCTATTTTGAGTTGCATAAATTTGTGGAGCATACTTTCTAACAGACTCTACACTTTCAATTTCTTCTCCACCACTAGATGAAAGTTCTGTTGAAACTAGAGATATTCCACTTGTAACTGGAAATTTACTACTACCTTTAGGATATTCTAAACTTCCACTAAACACAAAGTTACTAATTCCATTAGCAGAATCACCGGAAGTTCTTACGTAAGATGCTTCTATAATATTGCCATTTTCAAGTGCTTGGCCAAAAACATTATCTCCAAAAATTAATTCATATCTTTCATCTTCAACTTCTTGTATATAATATATTTTAGAACTTCCGCTAATTGATGATCCTGTATTAGGATCAAAAAGATCATCTTGACGATTATATTTGAGGGAAACCGTTGAATTTTCTGATGGTTTGATTCTTACAACTAAAGTATCTAAATCAATTCCAGAATTTGAAAGTACAAATTTTTGTTTGGAATTTGAAGTATCAACTTCAAAGGATTGATTAATAACAAATCCTTCATAAACTGTAATTCCATCAAAAAGTGCCACTCCATCAATAACAGATGCAGTTATATCCTCAGTAATACCGAAAACAAATGACTGATTATTAGAATTTCCAGATGACGATGCTACTGGACCTTTTTTTAATACTACAGTACTTGGCGTATTTTTAATATTTGAAACATCTGCAAGGAAATTTATACTTACTCTTGATGATTTTTTAGATCTAGGTACATATCCAATATTTCTTGCAAGTGATACTACATTTTCTCTTAAAGTAGCACTATCAATAAACACCTCATTTGATACCATGTTGGCATTGTATGAGCTTATGTAAGTGTTATATGCTAATAAGTCAATAATAGTTGACAGATTAGACCCTTCAAAATCATAATCAGTAAAATTTGAATATGATCTTAGATAATCTTTGAGGGTAACCTTAATCTGGTCAAAATCCAGATTAGAAAAGTTTAAAAGAGGCATTTATCTTGTCGGTAGCAATACAAACTCTAATTGTTGCGGTGGAATATCGACACCAATAATGCGATATACGAGTTTTACATCAAAAGAATTGTTATCATAGTTGGGATTAGTCTCAACATTAATCAAAGCAACTCTTGGTTCATAATTATTGATTGAATTTTCAATCTCATCACGAATTGAAATGGCACTTACATCATCCATATTTTCAAATAACAACTTTGAGACATTTGATCCAAAATCTGGATCAAATAACTTTTCACCAGGAGAGGTTAAAATGATGTTTCTTACTGAACGGGCAATTGCAGTTGCGTTTTTAAGCGCAATAAGATCACTATTCAGGGGGTTAGCCTGAAATGTCATACTTATATCCTTGAAGGATTGGGATACCCTTTCTAGAGGCACTAGAATATAGCGATTATAACTTATTTATTCACTAAAATTCAGTTAATATTGTGGGATCACTAATATCCTTGATTTGTTCATCATTAATGACCTCATAAAGTTCGGTTTGAACCTTTGTGTCGCGTTTTTTAGGTGTTAAATCATCATTTGCAATTTCACGAAGCATCTTTTGATGCTGATCATTAGCCAAGTTGTCTAAAAAATCATGGTTTGTCATTACTTTCCTCTTTTTGTGGTAAATTTTCGCGTTCTTTTGCAGTTTTCCAGAAATACTCATCTTCACGACCCATTCCGAGTCGGTCATAACCGTTTTCAACGCTATAGTATTGAGTGGAAACTTTAAAATCAGGCATTTTGGGGTCAACAGGAGTCAAACTGTTGTCAAAGATACGCATTCTATTGTTTGGATAGAGTGCATACTGACCATTCTCAAGTTCAATCAAGTTATGTGACTTATGTTCAGCTGGATTCTCACTCGTTGCATAGTCAATTACATCACAGTCCTGATGATAATTATCTATTGTACAGATATATTCACCTTTGACAATACCATGATCTCTGGTATAGCATTCAAAATCCATTGAACCAATGAATTGCTTGTGAATTGACATAACGCCATAGTCCATACAGTTCCAGAACTGTAGGTTGGGAAGGTCCATATCGGGGTCTGGGACCCTCGGAGACGAGAGGAACGCGCTTATAGGTAGTTTGTCATACATTGCCGCATATTCGGGCAAATACGTCTCAAAATAGAAAGCACGTCCAGGTATCGACTTTGCCGAAACCCAGATACCTTTTACAAATTCTCCATGGCCTGATTGGTGATCAGTAAGGTATTCTTTTCTTACCCAGACCTCAACAGATGGGAGATTACAAATTAATGCGCTCATGTCCAAGTTCTCTCTAACTGAGAGTATCTATACAATAATTCTTCATCTTTTTTAATATCTTGAATCGCAATATAGAATTCATCATCATCAATTCCTATATTTGGATTATCAGAATGATTTACATAGTATGCCTGATAGATTCTATCAAGGTCACAATCAATCCAGAATCCTTCATTATCACACCATGTTAATGATGTAATGTTATCTTGCATCCATTCTGGTATTTGATTCCATAATATCTTTGTTGCTTTTTGGCGTTTCTTCCAAATCATTGTACTCTTTGGAATATCACACAAAGAAAAAACACCTACCCCGTCACAGACTTTGCTGGGAGCGAGATAGGTGTAAAGAGTTAAATCATACATTAACCACGGCCTTGACCACGATATAGTTTCTTTTTACCATTACGTGATGTTGGTGATAACTTAGTATTAACCGAGCGACCTTGGCGAGTTCTTTTTGGCGCTGCTCTTTGAAATTCAAGTTGATTGCTACTGTACATTTTAGCCATCGGTATGATCCTCCATAGAAATTAAATTGGCATCAAACATATCCTTACCTTCTGAAGGACTTTCATAATAACGTTCTGCAAGATCTTGCATTACATCAAGACATTCTTCATACGAGAGGTTTTGATGAATTTTCTTCCCGTCATAAAGAATGTCAAATTTTTTATTAGATAATACGAGTTTTTTCATGACCTACACGAATACGAGGATCGCACCAAATTTCAAATCCTTCATCCTTGGCATCAAGACAGAATGAGACATCCTCACCACACATGTCTTGTACTTCGCCAGACTCAAAGACTTGCATCTTAGGTGCAAACCATGGATACTCAAGATTCTCAAAAACACCCTTCTTAATTAATACCCATCCAAAACCTGTATAATCAACAGTAAAAGGCTTCCTACGCTTACCGATGGATTCGACAGTTTCGTGATTCATCACTCCACCATTCTTACGGAAATCATCTTCTTCTAACCAATGTGCGACAGATGTTGTGTGTCCATCTTCTGTGGCATACCATCCAGCAGCAATCTCTTTCTCCTCTCCTTCTGCACTCAGTGCAACATCACAAAGCTGCCAGAACTTGGTTGTGTCAAATACAATATCACTATCAATCCATAACTGATAATCATACTCTAATTTACCATCCCATGGTACTTGCTTAGAACCACGTAGAACATTTGCTCCTAGTACCTTACAACGTGCAAAGTTAACCATAGAAGAGTAATCTTGACTGATCTGAATGCTCATTCCATTCTGTACCATGTCAAAACATAACTGTACAAAATTCTTTAAGAATGTGTAAGAACATCCACGCCCAGGAAGACAGAATACAATTGCTTTACCACGCATTCTCTCCTTAATTGCATCGATGTCCCACTCTGCTTCTTTTTGCTTTGGTGCAACAGTCTTAACTTTAAATCCTTTAGCCATAGTTTGAAATAACCTTCAATTCAATTCTATCGTAGTATGTATATCTTGTCAATCCCTTGGGATCAATAAGAATTTTCTTGATTGTCAATCGAGAGTTTTAACTCCTCATATGACAAATCCTCAAGTTGATAGTCAGTCTGCATTAGACCAACCATTAACTTGAGGGTATTCCATGTCTTATTAAATTGTGTCTCGGTTAGATTATTATATAAGCATTCATCCTTTGCATATATGTGATATACCTTAGACATGTACCTCCTTACTCTTATAGTTCTGTGTATCTATAATAAAAAAACCTGTAGAGGCGTTTTTGGCCACACGGAATTTTTTTTTGAACTTGGTATTACTCTCGCGTTTTGTCACCTCTGTAGGTTAGGGTAGTTAAGCGTTTTTATCACGCCCCCCGCGCCGATAACAACGAACCGCGCCAACACTGTCATACCACTGATATCAAATCATAACACATAAGGGGCAAAGTGTCAATCAGTGCCCCTCTTATATGTTACTTAAGTACTGTACTATCTAATCAATAGAGTGCCTCAATTGCTTCAAGGATGAGAAGAATATCGTTGCCATTCTGTGCGGTTTCAAGTGCAGAGAAGAGATCAGACTTAGACATGAAAAGTGTTAGATAGGTGTGTGTTTGTACTGGGTCTTAAGCTTAATACTGTGCTGCCCAGTGAGTGTTACTTAGTATCACATAACTGCTTTGAGTTCCTCATGACACATTCTAAAGATTTCGCTCTTACTCATACCTTCCAGATCTTCTAAAGTTATATCCCCATCGATAGAATCACAGATGATTTGTGTGAGTGCAAATTGATCTAGTTCTGTAAAGCTCTCATCTAACTGATTACAAGCACAGAGAAGATCAATGGCGGTCTGTAGTTTTAAAACAGCGTCATCCATGAGTTCTGACAGAAGGCGGGTTTCTTCTGTGACGGTGATGGGGGTCATGTGGTTCAGTGCCTTACACTATAGAAACACTTTACAAGGCCGGCC